CACTTGCGTTACTATCCAAAGGCACTGTTAATCTTGAGAGTGATGAAATTGCCATTATTTGCTCCTATTAATATTATTTATCATATTATAGTCCCGCTATCTCACCAGTGTTTTTAAGTCTTAGTGGAATGTAAATAAATTCTACTGCTTTCACTGGTTCAATCGCTATGTCTACATATAACTCGTTTCTATCAATTCTTGAAGGTGTGTTGTTTGATTCATCACACACTACCAAGAAGTCATATAACGCTCTTTGACCTACAAGTTCTAACATTAAACTATCTACTTGTTGTTTAATCTCATCTCTTGTAATCTTGTCATTTGGTTCAAAGATATAAGGTTTAGCAAGTTTGTTAAGTTGTGATCTTAAGTAAATCACAAGTCTTGCTACATTGATTCTATCTAATGAACTTGCATTTCTTGCTCTTGTCTTTTGTCCAAAGTTAACAAGTCCAGCACCAGTTAAGAATGTAATTGGGTTAACTGCATTGCTGTATAATGTATCTCTTTGACCTTCGTTAAGGGCAACTGTTTTAAACTCACCTTCGCCGTCAATGTAACCTGCACTTGATGCGTTAGTAATTCCACCACGTCTTGTACCTGCTGGTGCAAACCATGGATAAGAAACTTGATCGCTTAGTGCAATAGTTCTTAGTATACCGTGTGATGCTGGAACAACTACGTTGTTACCTGCATTATCACTTGTGAATAAACTTGGATAAAAGATACCTAAGTATTCATCATTGGATACTAAACCGTTATCATTATCTTCAACTGCGCCATTTACGTTTGTTGCCCAGTTGTTTAATGAAGTTGCATCTGGTGTTAATCTGAACGGAGAGTCACCAACGATAAACGCTGTTAATCCTCTGTCATTGTTCAGTGCAATCATCTCGCCGATTAGTTCTGGATAACCTGGTGTAGACATTAAGTTAAAGATTCTTGATTCATTATCTCTAATGTCTTGGTTACTATTCATTAATGCTTGTAATGCTTGTACAACAACTTTACGCTGTGCCTTACGACCGAATGTACCTGAACCATCTTCTTGGTTAGCACTTTCAGTTACCCATCTATGTGGATAGTATGCGTCCATTGATGCATCGTTATCTCTTGGATTGTCTTCTGCTGTATCAATGTAGTTACGTACAAATTTCTTCACGTTAAATCCGCTTCTGCGTAGATTAAACAACATCATACCTTTTGGATATAGTGCTGGATCCGGAGCATCTGGATCTAAGTAGTTAGAAGTTAGTAAGTCTGCAATATCGCCTGCTTCGTCACTGTTTGCACCTGCTGTATTATAACGTGCATCTGCAAATAGTACACCGTTGTCAGTTGATTGATCTGAACTATCTCTTAATATCCATTTCTTAGTAGTGAAATTGTATTGGTAAATTTGTGGATAGTTTTCAAGATCTGCTGTTGATACCCAAACGTCACCTTCAACAAGTGCAGAACCATCTGATTGTACAGTTGGTTCAGTTGCTGAAACAATCGGACCTGCTGGTGATGTGTTTGAATAATCTATGCTACCTGATTGATAGTTTTGATATCCAACCCAGTCAGTACCATTGTGAATCATAATATCACACTCGTCAACAATTGAGTTGTACCATAGTGTGCCATCTGCCGCTAAAGCATTTGGAGCATCATCACCTGCTGTGTATGAAAGTACTTGCCAGTTTGAAGCCATGTACTGCTTAGGATTAGTTGAACTATCAGTACCTGGTACAAAGTATAAGTTTGCTGTACCATTATTAGCATCTACATATGGAGTAAATCCTGCAAGTGTTAAAGCACCGTCTGTGTCAACCATTCTAAAATCGCCACCTTTGCTATGCTCAATTACAATTCTGTTTGCACTGTCAACACTTGCAACAATATTTGTAAATCCTGCCGCATTAATTTGACCTGCAACTTCTTCAGAATCTGCTGAAGCCCCATTTGGAGTAATAGTTACTGTAACTGGAGCATTTAACGTATCCTGATTAGTAATTGATTCAGCAATAGTAAATGTGTAGTTTTGTCCTGATGTAATTTGTGTAGTAATAATGTCTGATACAATCTTAGTTGAACCAGCCGCTACACGCTTAAAGATTTTAAAATCAAATTCTGGCTGAGCACCTTCTGACACATTTGATTGTGCATAGTAAGTGTCTACAGAAAGATTTACACCACCGCCACTTGCATCAAGTGCTTTGAGTGCTTTCATGTTATTAGCATAAATCGGAACGTCTTTGCCTTCCCATAATGCAGTATCGCCGTTGAATTCTTTAACAGAAAGTTTAGCACCTAAGTTTGCGTCAGTAGTTTTAAACCAAACTGAGCCTGTTGGTCTTGGAGCAGTATCTGTTGATTTAAATTCTGGAATTGAAGTGTGTGGACCAACACTTAGGCTTGGTGCATAATAAGTTTTTGCATCAAATCCTAATAGAGCCATCAAACCTGTTCCTTCTGCAACAATAAGGTCTGTACCATCTGTTGAGAATAAATTAACTCTGCTATCAATTAATTCGGCTTTAAATCCGTTTCCTGATCCCGCTGTATTAATAGCGTCAACAGTTGTATTAATGTCTGATGTTGCAGTAATGCCATTTCCATTAATAGTCATTGTTTCGCCGTTTGGTGTTGCGTTTTGTGAACCTGTCGCTACTGGCCAAGATGCAATCCATGCGTCAGTTCCCACTTTAACCCAAGTACCACTTGCGTTTTTGTAAAAGATTTTGTTAATTGTAGTTGTAGCAACAACAACGTAATCGCCAATTTGTCCAACAGAAGGTTTAGGATTACCAGTTGCTTGATTGCCAACTAACTGTGTCTCGTCTGTGATTACAGTTGCAATTTTGTTTGAGAATGTCTGTCCGCCTGTTGACGAAGCAGAATTACCATTCCATTCAAAAATACCAACTCTTGAAACTTGTGTGTCAAACCAATAAGTTCCATCTGCTGGATCAGCCGCTGGTGCTGTTGCCGATGCTTGTAATTGATTTGTGTCAATGTCTGCTCTTACTACCCATGCTCTGTTAGAAACTCCTAAGTATGAGTAAGCCGCTTGTAGACCATATTCGTTTAACTCTCCACCGTGAATTGGATTGTTGTTATTGTCTGTATAAAATCTTGGATCTCCAAATGTTTCTGAAAGATCTCTTTGTGAAGTTAATAGGAAAGGTACACCAGCGTTTGCTTGTGTAGTTCCTCTCGCTGTTCCTGTGCCACTTGCATTCGCTTTATCTTGTGCAGTAGCAACAAAAATCATAGGGGTTGTACCTGGCTCAGCCGGAGTATAAAAACTCTCGTCAATTACGCTGACCTGTACACCTGGTGATACTAAGTTTGCCATCTTGTGTTCTCCTGTTGAACTTATTATATGTATTTATACAGAAGTCAGATAATTTAACCAAAACACACGGTCTAAAAGGGCAGAAAAAGGGTAGGTAAATAACAATATGCGTCCATTATGTAAATGCGGTAAACGACCTGTTGCAGTTAATTACAAAAAGGGAAATAAAACCTTTTATAGAACTCAATGTGACGTTTGCATAAGAAATAAAGGCAAAGGCAGAGGAAAACCAAAATGGTATCTTGCTGGTTATAGACAAAAACAACATTGTGAAAAATGCAATTTTAAAGCAGATTTCAAAGAGCAGTTAAGAGTCTATCACTTAGATGGTGATCTTAATAATTGTAGGCCTACTAACTTGAAGACTATATGTGCTAACTGCCAAATTGCTATGCAGAGAGTAGGCGCCCGGTGGAAACAAGGCGATCTTGAACCTGATTTCTAAGTTGATCAAGTGTTCCATTATTTTCAATAGTTTGTGTAAACTTAGTATGTGCCCAGGACCATTCGCTTGGATGTACATCTTTAGGTTCAACACCAACATCTTGGTAGATTCTAAACCAAATAGGATCTTGTCCTCGTTTTACTCTCCAAACTTCACCGTCGATTTCATATAGCATTTTTGCTTCGTTTGGAAAACGTACATCTGGTATAACAAAGTTTGTATCAGGATTATTAAGAATATGTTGCTTGGTTAGACTGACCCAAATACCGTCATAGAATCCGTTACGCATACATTCTGTACCGAACTCTTGAAGCACCAATCTTGGTGTAATTGATCTTCCTGTTTCTGCGGTCCAGTAAGGATCTTCTTGCTCTCTCCAAGCACGTGATTCATCTGTTTTGCCGTCCAGTAATTGTCTATTCCAATTAAACATAACAGCAACAGCATCTTTTAACTTATCTGCGAATGAAATTTTTACAAAGTTGTGATTATCGATTAGATACTGAGCAACTGTATCTTTCCCCGAACCAATTAAACCGCAAATACCAATGATCATTTATATCTCCTAAGTAGAAGTATATAGTATATGATAAATTTAAAGGAATGTCAAGTGGTTTTTAACCAATTGTGAAACTGTATCCAACGCCGCCTGCAACGTTCATTTTAAGATCTTCTTCAAGTTTGTCCATTTCACCTTGTGCTTCTGCTTTTAGGGCATCACCGTTAAGTGTTGAACCTCCTTGTGGTCCTGCAATAGTAGCAAATTTTGAACGTGCTTCACCGAGCATATACTTACACTTGGCT